ATATTTTTATTGTTGGTATATTCCTATTGACTTGAGCCACTTGGCTACATCGAAGGCTGGGCAGGCTTTATTTACGCCCGGAAGGTCGCAATGACCTACAATCTTGATCTGCGGAAAACGCTGATGGAAGTTCCGCACATAGTCGGTCATCGCCTTCAGCTGCGCAGGGGTGCGCGTGTCCTTGGGATGCTTCATATCCTTGGTGCAGCCACCGGCATACACCACATGGCGGCTCACACTGTTGTAACCCTTGGCACCGTTGGTCACTTCCCACGGATCGACCTCCGCATCTTCGTTGTTATCGACAAGACGTTCCACCTTGCCGTCCAAGTGTATCAGGTCGGTATAGCCTACCTGCTTCCAGCCACGCCCACCCTTGCTTACCGGGTCGGTGTGCCAGTGGCGTATCTCCTTAGAGGTTACCTCACGGCCTTCAGGGGTGGCTGTGCAGTGTAGGACTAAATACTTCATTCTTGCCATTACGCTTCAGCTTTATATCCGCTGGTCATTACGACACCTGCGTCTGCCTTCTTGAACATGCAGATGAAGTAGTGGCGGAAGTTCACCTTGTTGCGCTGGTACTCGGGGTCATTCTCGGCTGCGCTCCAGTACATCTTGGTGGAGCCGGTAGCCTTGAACACACGCTGTGTGTAGAATGCGAATGAGCAGTGGAAGTCACCGGCTGTCTCTCCCTTGTCGCCGACTGCCTTTTTCTCGCCTTTGGCTGAGAAGTACGGGGTGTTGGCATACTCGTAGATGTCGAATCCGTAGAGCTTGCCCACCTTGCCGGTGTTGCGGTCGATGTTGTACTGCTCCTTGAAACGCTGGTCGGTCTCCAAGAGGTCATTCACGTGGTCGGTACACAATACGAGGCGGCGGTTCGTGGTCGGAACACCCAACTTGTCGAGGGCTGCCTTCATCGCGAGCACGTCCTTGGCGGTCATCTTGATACGGCCGGTGGTCGCGTCACGCTCGCCGGTAGTTGTCAGTACCGGGGTCTTGGCAGTGTTCTTCTGTGCGCAGAGGGCGTGTGCAGCCTTGGCGAACTTGGCATCGTTGATGGCGTTTGAATGGCTCTCCTTCACTCGGGCAATCTTGTCGTAGCTGATAGCGTACAACTCATCGTCGGTGATTGGTGTTACCTTTGTCTGGAACTTGTCAAGCTGAATGGCGATGTCCTTGTCATCAAGTGCCTGCAAGGGGATTGGGTAGGTGGTGTTGTTGACAAGTACGTCAGGGTCCACACCTACCTCTACCAGGTGGATAACATCGTTATCGACAATGCTTGAACTGTCGGGGATGCCGTCAAGCCAAGTGCCGGCGAGGAACTCGCGGAGTGCCTTCACAAGCTCACCAGTCCAAATCTCTTTCAGCACGCCCTCGCGTGCCACTCCCACAGGCATTGCACCGCTCACGGCAAGCGCAACGGCATTGGCACCGACGGCACCTGCCACGGGCGACACGCCCAATGCCATACCGAATACGGCTCCTGTCATCGCATTGAACAGCACAGCCATAATCATGGTCAAAAATACTTTTGCTTTCATTGCTTTTTCTTGTTTTATTGGTTTGTACTAAAGTTCACACTCCATGCCGTACTCTTCCTTGTAGAGTCGCTTGTACTCTTCGGGCTGCTCCTTGCGGAGGGTCAAGAGTTCGCTTGACGGCACATCGCTCAGTTTCTTGTAGGCAGTCGGCTGCGCCGCTCCGCCCTGATGCCCGATAACGGCACTGAGTTTCATCTGCGGAGCCATGGCTGCGACAATGCGCTCCAGTTTCTCCTTGCCGACTTCCTTGCCGAGGTTGATGAACTCGTCCTTCTTGTCGGGGGCGATGCGCTTCTCCCCTACCGCCTTCTCCACGATGGCGGTGATGCCGGCAAGCGTGAGGGTCGCCTTCTCCTGCTGGAGTTTCTCGTTCTCTTCCTTGGCAGCCTTCAACTCACCGAGCTTGGCGTTGATGTCCGCCTCAGTTGCCGTTTCCGGCAAGCCCAACTTCAGGGCAATCTGTTTCTGTTCCATTTGTTTTTGATTATTGTTGTTCAACATTGGCAAGGGACATTCGCTGTCCTTGCCGAGGGTTATCTTCTTGCCGTCCTTCTGCAGCACGATGGCATCGTCATTGGCTCCTATGTCCACCAGGCTGACCTCAAACAGTTTGCTCTTGGTGACAGTAGGGCTGGTCTGCCCCTGTACCAAAAGTTCGGGGTCCTCACTCGTCTCCAATATGTCAAGCCCTGCGCTCACCATCTTCAGACTGCCGAACTCATACTGCTTCTTACAGCGTGTGGATAGTTCGGATGCTTCGTCAAACATCAGTTCGCCGGTCACTTCACCATCCTCCACCTTCAGGTCTTTCACATAGCCTATCACATTACCACGCTCGTGCATATACAGCAGGACGGGGTTGCGCTGATACTGCTCCACGTTCATGCCTGCTGTCAGCACTCTTGTGCCGTAGCTGTTCAGGCTGTCGTTGGTTATTCTTACTCGTTTTCCTTTACTCATATCATTGTCGTTTTCTGGGCTGCATTGCCCGATTCGCAGTGCAATATTACGAGGTAATTGTCTGTCCGCCAAAAAAGTGTGCAATGGTTGCACACTTCTATGAAACCATTGCACACTTTTTTGGAGAGCCACCGAAATCGTGGCACTTTTGCATAAAGAATCGGGGCGTGGTATGCCCTGATGTGAACAAAAACCTTATCAACATGACAAAGGCAGATATTGAAAAAAAGAAATCGCTGGCACGCACGCTCTATCTTTCGGGCATGGAGCAGCAGGAGATTGCGGAGAAGGTGGACGTGTCGCGCGTCACCATATCCAAATGGTGCTCAGCCGAGGGGTGGAAAGAGGCTCGTGCCGCCAAAAACATCACACGCCCCGAACTGGTGAACAAACTGTTGCTCACCATCGACACACTCATTACACAAGTGAATGAATCCGACGACCCTGCACTCATAGCAGGACTCGGCGACAAGTTGGCTAAACTCTCGTCGGTCATTGAGAAACTCGACAAGAAGGCTAATGTGGTGGATGCCATCGAGGTGTTTATGGCGTTCTCCAAGTGGCTGGAGTACCGCTCGCAGACAGACCCAGAGGTGACTCCCGAACTGATGCGTGTAATCAACAAGTACCAGGACATGTACATCACAGAACAGATGGGTATAAAATAGTGGAGGCAGCCTATGACAACAGCAGCGGAAAAGAAAAAGGCATACGAGGAGTGGAAAGAGCGATGCCGGCAAGTGCAAGCCATTACGGACACGTCACTCCTGAAAAGCGAAACGCCAGTAGAACGAGACATGCGTATCAAACGCTTGCTCAACAACTATGCAGCGTTCTGCGAGTATTACTTTCCCCACTTCCTGCAATTGCGTGACAAGACGACCGGCGAGGTCATACGCACCATTCACAACGCCCCGTTCCACAACGAAGCTGCACGCAAGGTCCGAAACACGCCCGACTTGAAGGCTGTATTCATGTGGCCGCGCGGCCACGCCAAATCGACCCACCTTGATGTATTCACGCCGCTCTGGTTGATGTTCCAACCGAAGCGGCTTATCAACTTTATGGTGGTCGTGGGAAAGTCGGAGGACAATGCAGACCGACTGCTTGGAGATATTCAAGCGGAACTGGAATACAACCAGCGTCTCATCGCCGACTTCGGACAGCAGAAGAACGACGGCGGATGGCAGGAGGGCGAGTTCAAGACAAAGAGCGGTGTGAAGTTCCTTGCCTGCGGTCGTGGACAGTCGCCTCGTGGTCTGCGTGACCGTGAATCCCGTCCTGACTACATCGTCATCGATGACCTTGACGACGATCAGCTTTGCAAGAACGACAAACTCGTACACGACCTCACCGACTGGGTGAAGGAGGCTCTCTTCGGTGCGCTTGATGTTGGCCGTGGACGCTTCATTATGGTGGGCAACCTCATCAGCAAGAACTCTGTGCTCTACAATCTCTCACGTACAAAGGGAGTGTTCCTTTCTAAAATCGTAGCGGTCGATCGTAACGGAGAACCGGTATGGAAGGAGAAATGGACCAAAGAGGAGGCGCAGGCTTACCGCGACTTCGTGGGCTATCGTGCCTGGGAGAAGGAGATGATGCACAACCCTATCGTGGACGGTACTATCTTCCGTGCGGATTGGATTCGATACAAGCGTTTGCCAAAGCTCGAAAAGTACGACATGATTGTGTGCTATACCGACCCGTCGTTCAAATCGACAACCTCCAACGACTACAAGGCATCCCGCGTTTGGGGAAAGATTGGCTCGGAACTGCATCTCATAGACAGTTTCGTGCGCCAGGCGACAGTCAGTGAGATGGTTCGATGGCTATACGACCTCTACGAGCGTACACGCGACACGGTGGCTATTCAGTTCTTCATGGAAGCCAACTTCATGCAGGATGTGATTTTGGACGAGTTTGCCGTGGAAGGTGAGCTACGTGGCTACCAACTGCCCATCATGCCCGACAAGCGAAAGAAGCCAGACAAAATCCAGCGTATCGAGGCTGTCAGTCCTCTTTGGGAACGTGGCTTTGTCTGGTACAACGAGCGTAAGAAGGAAGACCCCGACATGCAGGTGGGCATCGAACAGACATTGGCGTTGGAACGTGGCAGCCGTGTGCATGACGATGCGCCTGACGCTGATGAAGGCGCTATATGGATACTCCAGCGCAATACAAGACAGGAAAGTTTCAAACCGGTGTTCGGCAAAAGACCGACTGCCAAAAACATTTGGTAACAATGATACAAGTAATAAAGGACATTATCTGGGGATGGCAGTGCAAGCGTGCCATCAAGAAAGCCAACAAGCTCTCAAAGCTGCTTGGCATGAAGTATTATGTGATTTACATGAACGGCTCGCTGAAGGTCGTGCCGAAACGCACCATCCGCGAACTGGTTGCGAAGCACCGCTTCCGTAAGGGTGTAAAGGTTGCCGACATCGAGCGTCGTGCCATTTATGTGACGCATTAGAAAGGAGGCTGATTATGTTTATCACGGAAGAGGACTACAGAGTGGTCATAGGCGAAAATGCGCTGAAGGTCGTGTCGCAGGCATCGCAGGAGATACGCGACAACGCGGAACTGGAGGCTTGCGAGGAGATTGCCGGCTACCTCAGACCAAAATACGACACGGAAGCGGTGTTCTCGGCTGAAGGCGAAAACCGCAACCGTCTGGTGGTAATGTATACCGCCGACATTGCGCTCTATCACATGATTGCCGCTATGCCCCAAAAGATGGGCAGCGAAATACGCAAGGAGCGCTACGAGCGTGCCATAAAGTGGCTGGAAGGCGTGCAAGCCGGAAAAATCATACCCGACCTGCCGCTCGCCACCGACGAGGACGGCACACCGACTGGCGACCTGCTCATATTCGGTTCACAGAAACAATTACGACATAACTGGTAACGCTATGGATATAAAGAACTTTTTCAGCGGTATGTTCGGAGGTGGCAGTCAAAATATACTGCACACGCCAAACGGGGACTTCAACCTTGCGAAGTCGTCTGACCGCAAGCGCATAAAGAAGATGGTAATCGAACTGCAACGCACCACCGATGCGCTTACACGCAGGGACATTGCCGACTGGCGCAACGCCTGGCAGATGGCTATAAATGTGGACAGCCCGAACCGCCAACGTCTCTACGACATATACCGCGATGTGGATATTGACCTTCACCTATCGGGCTGTGTTCGCCAGCGTGTAGGATTCGTCATGGCGAAGTCCTTCAAACTGGTCGATGCAAAGGGTAATGAGAACGAGGAGGCACACCACTATTTCGACCAGGCTTGGTTCAAGCAGTTGCTCGAATATGCGCTTGCCGCCAATCTTTGGGGACACTCGCTCATCGAACTTGGCGACCTCACCACCGATGGCGACGGATGTCCTTGCTATACGGATGTGAAACTCATTCAACGGAAGCATGTCATTCCGGAATACGGCCGTGTGATTCAACAGCTCGGGCAGGACTGGACTACGGGCATCGACTACCACTCAGCCCCATTCTCTGACTGGCTCATTGAAGCCGGACGGCCTGACGATCTCGGCCTGTATCTGAAGGCTGCCACGCAGACCATTCCGAAGAAAAACATGTTGGCATTCTGGGATTCCTTCGGCGAGATTTTCGGTATGCCGATGCGTATTGCACGCACCACCTCACGCGACCCCAAGGAGATGGGACGACTTGAACAGATGCTCAAGGGTGCCGGAGCAAGCCAATACATAGTGGCAGGGCAGGACACGGAGATTGAATTTGTGGAGAGTGGCAAGGGCGATGCCTTCAATGTCTATGACAAACGCATCGATCGCGCCAACTCGGAACTGTCAAAGCTCATCATCGGACAGACGATGACCATCGAGGACGGCAGCAGCCTCTCACAATCAGAAACACACCTTGAAGTGTTCGAGAACCTGGTTGAAAGCGACTGCACCATGCTGCGCGACATCGTGAACAACCAGCTTATCCCACGCATGGTAAAGCACGGCTTCCCAATCAAGGGACTGCGCTTCGAATGGAATGATGCCGTCGATTACACACCGGAGCAGCAGGTGGCATACGAGACCATGGTTGCCGACCGCTACGAAGTGGACCCATCCTACTTTGCAGAGAAATACAGTATGCCTGTAGGCGAACGACGTAATGCGCAGCCAATACTACCAGATGACGGTGGCAATGATGACAAAGAAAAAAATAAGCCTAAGAAACAGCAGCAAAACTCACAAGGCAGTTTTTTCGATTAAGCCCCACTGATTATGTGGGGCTGCACCTGCGGTATGCCGAAATATTTGGTAAGGAGCTTTCGGTTTCTTCCATGTGTCTGAGCAAGAATGAAGAAGAAATTGATGCTATTGCCAAGAAATGGGCAAGCGTTATCAGTAATAAGTATGCAAGAGAAGATGCAGAAGAGGCAGCAAGGATTGTGCTAAGAAGTGGGATCGTAACAGAACTACCAGAGTTGCGGGAGGCGGATTTAGGAGGGAAAAAACGTTATTTTGGACTAACAAGGGCACAATTCCACGCTGCTATATGCGAAGGAGACACAGGTTTTATCAAAGTGAACAAACGGGCTTATAAAACATGGGAAAAGGATTCTGACGATGCTATACGGGGAGGATGGCATGCACAAAGAAACTCCATCTTACACGAATTAGGGCATTATATCGACTTTTGTAATGATCCCGATTTCTTTCGTTCGGTCGAACACGAATGGAACTTAGACAACGTGGATAAGAAACTTGTCAAAAAGCAACTGTCAGAGTATTCACTTACAAACCGTGCAGAGTTCGAAGCAGAACTGAACTCTGCAATACTTAGTGGAAAGGTTTTCTCTGAGGATATACTTTCGCTATCACACATGAAACAAACAAAAACTTCTATTGCCAAGCAATTACTTGACTACGGCTCTGGAAAGAATGTGTGTCTTCCGAGTGAAGAGGTTAGCAAGGGCTTCAAGGATGCGATGAAAGTTGTATTCAACCAAAAGGGTGGTTCTTTCTCTATTGACATCATGGCAGATAGCAAAGTTCAAAAGCTGATAGAGGCTCATGCTGATGTTCTCAACAGAAATATACAACGAGTGGAAATGTCTGAAACCATGCGCAAGCGACTCACACGCTCCAACTATATCTTCTCGGGAATGAAGACCTTCCACGAACTCAACGAAGCTTTCCCATCATTGCTGGATTCTAACGGCAATAGAAAGACATTCGAAGCCTTTTTGAATGATGTTCGGAAGATAGACAACACCTACAACTCCAACTACCTCCGTGCGGAGTACAACTTCGTACAGTCGTCTGCGGAGATGGCTGCCAAATGGGAACGGTTCTCGGAGGACGGTGACCGCTACAACCTCCAGTACCGCACGGCAAACGATGGCAAGGTGCGTCCGGAACACGCTGCGCTTAATGGCGTGACGCTTCCACCGTCAGACCCGTTCTGGGAGGAATACTATCCACCCAATGGATGGAACTGCCGTTGTACCGTGGTGCAGGTGCGCAAGTCAAAATATCCTGCCACACCGCACGACGAGGCGATGGCACTTGGCGAGGAGGCTCTGCAACGTGACACAAAGGGCATCTTCCATTTCAACCCCGGCAAGGAGCAAAAGACAACTCCTAATTATAACCCTTATACCATCAAGCGGTGTCGTGATTGTGATATTGCAAGAGGTAAGTTGGATCTTGACAGAAAGCCTGTTGCAGACAACGAACTTTGTGCTGCTTGTCGATTGGTACATAAATGCGCCAATGCGTACACAGATTCAGGAAAAACAAATCTGTCTGTTGAAGACCGTGATGTGATACTTGCAAAGCCTTTGGATGAACAATACTTCACCAAATACATGGGTATCAAAGGAAAGGTGTTACAACACGATTTGGCTTGCTCTACAGCAGAAGACTATAAGCGAGTTTTAGATGTGGCCATGGCTTTTGCCAATGAATATGGTGATTGCTTGATAAATCCAGAAATACAATTCACCGCAACAAGTGGAAGAAGAAAGGTTTATGATATGCTTCCAAATGACAGTAAAGCAAACCCAGATTTGAAAGTAGGTGAGTTTGGATATATTGATGTGAAATCACCTGAGAAAGTAATGAATTGTTGTCGTAATGCAAACCATGCTTCTGATGCACAACACGCTTGCGTTTGTCTAACAGACCATTGCTTTAGAAAGCCAATTACGGAAAAGCAAATCCAAGATAGGAACAAAGCTATTTGGGATAGTGAACAATATCACCATGACTACATCTTCTGGTATGTCAATGGCAAGCTCAGAAAATACAAGAGACCAATGGAATAATCCGTTGGCCTCAGGTTCTGCAACGTCGCACGCTGCTTTCAGTGGTTTTCAGTATGTCGCTCCCACGCCACAAAGGTAATAACAAATTTTCAAAACACAACAAGTTATGAACAAAATTTTCGCATTTCTAAAGAAAAGCAACCGCTACAAGCATCTTATCGGCGGTTTATTGGTTGGTCTGTGCGCCTTGTCGCCATGGGCAGCCATCTATTCTGCCATCATCGCAGCCTCATGCCTCGAACTCAAAGACAAGCTTCACGGCTGTTCTTGGGACTGGATTGACTGGGCTTGCACAGTATTTGGTGGATTCATGGCAATGATCATTTGGATTATACTTATTCTTTAAATCTCTTTCACTATGATACGAGTACAAGGAAACAACAACGTAAAGCCCATTGAATGCGTCAATCCCATGCGCAATAAATGGCGCATCCGTTGGGATATTCAAATCTCCACCAACGAAAGTGGAGTGGAAGAAGCCTCCTATATGGAGCACGAGTTCACGCACTGCCCTGCCATTGAAGAAGTGAAGAATATAATCACCACATATTACAACCACATCACAGACCAGAAAATCCTCACAGGCTTTTCGTTCCAAGGCAATGTGGTATGGCTGTCAACAGAAAACCAGTTCAACTACAAGACGGCATACGACCTCGCCATACAAACAAACGGTGCCACATTACCCGTCACTTTCAAGTTCGGGACTGACGACAACCCCATTTTCCATAAGTTTTCTAACATGGAAGAATTCACGGAGTTCTACACTGCATCAGCTCTGTTTATCCAGCAGACTCTGCAAGAAGGATGGGACAAGAAGTACAATATCAATTGGAGCGCCTATGAAGCAGTGCATAATGATTGATGGAGTGGAAGTCCAATACACAATCGAGACAAAAGCCATATTGACAGTGCTTGGATCGGTTTACATATACCGTCCAGTTACGTTCCTTGATACTATACGCATAGTCTATTTGGGACTGCAACGCAATTACGGCTACACATTCGATGAATTCCAGACTGCGGTAATGAAAGGACAAATCAGAGCCTCAAGAAAACGAGGGCATTATCCGCTCAATGTGGCAACATTGCGAATCCGAAACAGAGTCAAGCACATCAACAAGAAATTCATACAATCCAAAAAAGTCAAATAATGAGAAAGGAATTATTCAACGCCATAAAAACTAAATTGGCAAACGATGTACCCGAAGTGAAGCACATCGACCTATGGAACCACAACGTCGAGTTCATCGAGCAGGAGGACGGCTGGGAGCGACCCGCAGTCTTTGTAGAATTTGCCACCATCGAATGGTCACCGTTTCAAGGGGGCGTGCAGCGTGGTAAAGGTATCGTCAGCATACACATCGTGACAGACTGGACCGAGGGCGAATACGATGCTGCATTTGACATCAGCCGAAAAATACACTCCGCACTTGACGGATTATGCGGAGAAGATTTCAACGGTATGGCATTGGCTTCCACCAATACCAATCATAACCACGAGGAAATTCTGGAGAGCATAGACAACTATGCAGTACGCTATCTGCTAAGATAAAACAAAGAGATGGTCGAACTTTCTTTAATACTGAAGGTCCGACCATCTCTTTAATACGCTGGTGCCTGTGTCGAAATACTGTCACTAACTGTTGTATGGACACGTTCCATGAGTTCCTTTGTCAGTTCTCTATTAGATTTATCCGATGTCTCGCCTATAAAATAGAAGACTCCTGCTATTATGGCAAACAAAATAGCAGAAACAACTCCTGCACCTACACTGACGAAAAACGTTTTCAAATTTCCGGGAATACAATCCTTTATCTCTTTTTTATAATTACGAACCATCTCGTCCTCAAAACGCCCCAATTCCTCATTGGCTATATTAGCCACTGTTTCCGAAAGAAGAGCTTCTGCCTGATTCCGATAATTGTTTAGCTGGCTTTCTGTTGTCGAAGCTGCAAAGAACGAATTGCATTCTTCTTGTGTCGGTTCTCTTTTATTCTCTTCCTTTATTTTAGTGATAAACTCTATCTTGTGCTGCTTATAAATGCCATACGCTATCAAGCCCAAGACATCGTCTTCTGCCGTAACAAGTTTTTCGTATATGAAATTATATTGATTTGCCATAAACCTATCTCACTACTTTCCCATAAGCCTTACTCGCTTCTGTAGCAATTTCCTTACGGGAAAAAGTCATCATACAAACTCCTGCTACAGTATGACGACGTACTGACACATTTCTTCCATCAAGGGAGACGCAACGGCTCTGTCCGCTCATCGTTGCAGCGTTTCCCCTTCTAACACTTTCTTTTGATATAACTCTTGCGGTTTTCATATATGCTTTTTGCGTTCATTATTGAACACGCTGCAAATATAGCAAAAAGTCCGCAGAAACGCAAATTTACACGGACTTTTCCTTTCATTTCAATTTATATTCGTGTTCAAAATACTCTGCAAGGCTCTTCTCGATGATGTCCTTGACCGCTTGCTCCACTTCTGGCGATGCTCCGAGGAACCTGCGGCGCGGTATCTTGATGCTCTTGCCTTCCTTCATCAGCGCCATGTGCTTCCAGAACTCCGCCTCAGTACTCAGTTGGACGGTGCGCTTGTCGTTGCGCCGTTCGCCGTTCTTCTTGCGTCCGAATGAGCCTGTAGCCTCGTTGTACTTGTGCCAGAAGAAACGCTTCATCCTTGCCGTTACCTTTATCTCACCTCCATCGTTGTGTATGGCTGCATAAGGCAGTGTCGAGCAGAACGTGATACTGCTGTCTGTGGTTCGGCTGCTGATGCTCTGCCGCAACTTGCCGGTGTCTATCAGTATGGAACCGCCAGGACGTGTAGGACTGCTTCTGCGCTGCCACGCCTCGTTGAAGAATGCCTGCCGTTCAAAGTTGCGGTCAAACTCATCACTCAACTCCACCCTAACGTCGTTTAGAATATTGCGGATAATTTTCTGTATGTCCTGGTTCATCGTCAAAGTCGAATTTTAGAAACGTCTGTGCCTCTTGTGGCACTTCGTTCTTAGGGTCACAAGAGGCATTAAGGAGGTTGTAGAAGGTACGCTCACATATACCATAAACAGGATACACGTACCTTCGCCATATCTCGCGGTTGCTGATTCCGCTTTTGGCATGTTGGTCGTATATCCTATTTATGTCGGTGACACGTTTCTGATAGCTTGCTCCTCGCCTCTTGCTCATAAAATGTTTTAGTGTCTGTCTCTTGGTTTATAGGGACGGATGTCATAGCTCATCTTTGCGCTGACTGTTACTCTACCCGTTCCCTCACATTGGTCACATGTGCTTTCTTTGCCAGTCTCCTTGTCGTGGAGACGACCTGTGCCGTAACATTTACGGCACAAGGCCACTTTCGGTTTCTTCTCCACTTCCAGTATCATACGGCATCCTCTTTCTTGGGTTCAACGTAGAATGTCTCGTCCTGCACCACTTGGATACCGCATTTGTTCATCTGAGGAACAATATTCTCCACGTCGCGGTCTGCAAGGAGTTTGTCCTTGGCTATCTCCTCGGTCTGTCGCAGATAGCCAGGCAGGAACTCCTTGACCAGCTGCAGGGCGCTTGCCCATGTGAAGCCTTTCAGGGTCTTCAGCTTAGGTGTGCCAGTACGGAAGCCGATAACGCCATGCGTCATCTCAAGGCTCTTTTTCTTGGTGAACAACTCTGCCTGGTTCTCGGTAGCATAAGCCTGGAGCGTGTCGAAGGCTTTCTCCTTCTCACCTTCCAGTTCTGCCAGCTTGTTGGCATACTTCTCGCGGATCTTGGCACACTGCAATTCAATATCTGCCGTGATTTTCGCACTCTGTGCGTCTGCCTTTGCATAGGCTCCGAACGCGTCTTCGGCTGATTCTCTTGTCACACCGGTAATGATTACTTTCTTTTCTCTTTTTGCCATTGTAGTAAACTTTTTG